CTGCCTTGGCGGCTGGCACGCACTTGGGATAGCCACGCTTGCCACGCTCTGAAGAGGTGCGGCCACACTTCTTGTAGCCACCACCTTTTTTTGGTGCGCTGATATCAACCCAGTCTTCTTTGAACCATTTAGTCAGGCTCATGACGGTTTCTTGCCCCTGTATTTGCCGCCACGCTTTTTGTACTCGCGGACAATCCAAGCCGATGAATATGCGCTGGGTGTTACCTTAAACTTACGTTTTGCCGCCGCCTTCACGCGCTTATAAAGTTCAGGGTTGGTTGGTGTCGGCCCACTCGTGACAACCTTTTTTTTGCGGGGTGCCATCAGTAAGACATGCGCCTTGTCGCGCGACGGCGTGGTGCCATCTTCTTTTTTGCAGCCGCCCGTGTCGGTCTGCGCTTTGGCATCACTTTTGGCTTTTTCATCATTCCTGGCATGTCTTCCTCACTTTCCAACTTTACGCATCGCCAACCGATGCGCTTCTGTAAATGTCTTGCCGCCACGCATAGACCGTCGCATTTCGGCCATATGTTTTGCTGTGTGGTGGACGCTATGGCGCTTCAGCGCGGCCTGTTGCCGTGCCGTCAGTTTCTTCATTTTCATGGTTTATCTCCGAGACTTTTTGCCGGCACATTTCCAGCGCTTGCGTGACAAGCGCAACGGGCTGTTTGGATTGCGTGCGGCCTTGGGATGCTTTTTCATTTGACCGGCTGATCGGGCGCAATAGCTGTCGCCCTTGCTGGTGCCAGGACGCACCCGTGGGCCACCACCTTTTGCCTTGCCAGCTTGGCCGTAACTGACGCGCTTACCTGTGGCAGTGACCTTGACCTTGGCCTTGCCCTTGGCTGGCGCTCTTCTAGCCATCTGCGACGACTCTGATCCGGTCACTGATGCGATAGGCGCGATGCGGCGTTTGCTCTTTGGCCCAACGGCTGTCAAGGATTTCGTCAGCCAGGGCTGACCAGTTGCCCTCATTTGCATAGGCGATAGATCGTTTAAATTTGCTTAAAGACGGGCGTCCTAATTGAAAGGCCATATTTGCCAGGCACAACTTTATTTCTTCCGGCATGTTGTCAAAGTCATCAAAGATGATCCGGCAGTCGTCAATCGTCACCGCAATGTCACTATCAAATGCCTCATTGATTCGGTCGTCACTGACCTCCGTGCCAACCGGCAACGACCATTCCGGGTCGTCTAAAGTCACGAGATGGCCCACCCCCAAAGTTTTATGGCCAAGAGAGCATAAATACAAAGAGTTCACGCGCCCTTCGTCACTGGCAATCTGCTCACGCAAAACATCAATGTTCATGCCTGCCTCGTTTTCTTTTTCTTCTTCTTCTTGTTCAGGGCTGTAAAATCAGCGCGAGTGATTTTTGTGCGCGGCTTGGCGGCAGCAGCTAATTTTTTCTGCTTTGGGGAATACTTGCTGAATGGCATTACTTGGCAATCCCTTTTGTTTTCTCAAATGTGCGTAGTGAACCAAGGCCCAGCAGGCCCATCAGCACGGTCAGCAATGACGACATATCAAAGGTGGGCAACTCTGGGATCGTGACGCCGATGTAGGCGCAAACAAACATGGTCAAAGGTGCCAGCACGAAATGCCAAGCCAAGGCAATGCCGCATGTCCAGCCCACGAAAGGACGCCAGCCAGCGACAAAGATGCTGCGGTGCTGTGCTTCAGCCTTGTTGATTTCAAGCTGGCCTTTCGCCAACTCTTGAGCGTGGTTCTGGGCCATCGTGGCAACTTCATGCGCCAGCCGCGCCTTTTGGTCTTTGTCCTCAATGAACTTGTCCAGCAGGCCAGTCACCGGCCCTATCAATGCCTGTATCACTTTTTATCTCCCATTTGAGTGAAGCCCATGTAGGCACCCACCACACCAGACAAGCTGATGTAGAGCAGTGGGCTGACCTCACTTAGTAGTTTGATGCGCGTGTCTGGTATGAACGGCATGAACAGCAGGATCGTGTAAACGCCCATGCCCATCAGTGCGAACCTGGCTAGGCGTAGCTGTGCCAAGTGCTTGCGGCTCTTGTCTTCTGTCTCTCGGATTTCGCGTGCGCGTTCTATCTCTGCGTCAGAGACGATGCCATCATTGTCGAGGTCGTAGCGTTCGAACTCACTAGACCTCTCCAGCTTTTTCTGGGCCACGGTTTATCTGTTCATTAGCGCATCAGCTAAACGCTGGTTCAAATCTGTGCCGGCAAGCACTGGCACAGCGGCTCTGGCAGCAGACGGCCCCGCGCCTACAACATTACGAACTAACGGCACCCCTACTCTGGAGTATGCCACTGGCCCACCTAAAAGATTCGCCCCTAAAAGGCCAGCAGCATAAGGCGCAAGCGACGGGTCATAAAGACTTGTACCAATGCCGCCACCAGTCATCAAATTGGCTGATCCAAGGCGACTTGCAGTGCCGCTATCAGGTACACGGCTGCCAATCAAATCTTCCATCTCGCGACCAAATCGCTGCATACGCGCTTGCCCTCGCGCAAATCTGCGTCGTTGACTGCGCGGCCCTGCCCTAGCGGCAGTCATCACATCTGTCGGCGTAAACATTTCGTTTTTGACAGTGCGTGCTGACGCATTTTCTATCACAACAAAATTGCCATAAGCCTGATCCAGTTTCGCCAACTTTGCAGCGTTTGTCGGGTTTTCTTTCCTGACCGCATCCATCAATGCCCCGCGAAGATCATCAAGCGCGTCTGCTTTACGCAAGCTCTCGTCAGTCGGGTTGACGTTCCGCAGTCGATTGATGTCCTCGCGCAAAAACCTTTGCGCTTTTTTAATATTTTGGCCAGTCAGACCGCCGCCGCTAATACTGGAGGTCAAATGCTTTTTGGCACGTCGAGCAATATCTTTTGCAATGTCCTCATCAACGCCCTTTAAAATGGTTGCTATGTTGCCTGACAGTTCAGTCGCATCTTCAATTTTTAGCTTTGGCAGTAAGCGACCATATTCGGTTTGCAAGGTTTGATGTGCTTTGTCGATCAACGCGACGCCATCTAAATTACCAAAACGGCCTTTCAAACGCTTGCGTGGTATGTCAAGAGGATCAAGCGCTTCAAGGACGGCTGCACGATTAAATCCAACTTGTGACCGTCGCAACGCCGCTTCAATTGCATCACCAATGCCATAAACAGTGCGGCCAGCAGATTCCTCTAGTCGGCGCAACGCTGCGCCAGCGACGTTAGATTCGCCAACAGCTTGGCCTGGTGTCAGCGGCACCCCTTGTCGGATGGCCTTTTTCGCTGTGTCTGTGATTGCAGGCAACGCTGTGCGTGCTACGCGGTCTACGATTGGCCCCGCAACGGTGCCGATTGCTCCCGCAGTAGCTGCGTCATCAAAACGTTCTGCTGGTGTGCCTTCTGCCGCCCCTGCACCGTACAAAGCACTTTGCGCCCCTGATGCTGCTGCTGCTTGTGCCGCTTGCTGGGTTCTTCTGCCACCGCCTAAAGCGCGTACACCTTGAGTAATTCTAGCACCAGTTGCTGCCAAAGCAGCCTGACCACCGGGAATCAATGTTGCAACAATGGTTGGAACGATTGCGCCAGCTATTTCTGACGTCAAAGCACTGCCAGGATTTTGTTGCCTGAATTGCTCAAGTGATGCCCTAGCGTCTTTCAAATTTTCTGCATAGGTTTTTTCTGGCGAAACAACTTTGCGAATGGCTGCTTCTATTTCATCGCCAAAACCAAAAGTTGCACCTTGGAAAGCAGACTCTGCAAGGCCGCCAAAGTAATTCACACGATTTGGACTTGCTTGTGTTTCTTGCTGCTCAACAAAACTTCGCAGATTGTCCTTTGCTTGGGTCATTGCATCAACTCCTGTCTGCGATTGTCCAAAAGTTCTGCCTCTTCATCAGTTAGTTTATCTATGCCACCATAGATATCAATGAAGGCTGGTATGTCCCCCAATCTGATTTGCGGCAGTATCAGTTCAAAAACGAAAGAGTCGTTTCTACGGATTTGGTTTTTATAGTCTTCAAAGGAGTCGTATTTTTTGCCGTCTAAAGAACCTGACCCCAAGCCATCATTTTTCTCATAATAGCGTCTAGCCTCTGATGCAATAAATTGCACCTTGGCGGCAGATGCCAATTGCTGCAATCCGATCATTCTGTTGGCTTGTGGTGTATTTCCGAAATTTAGAGTGGCTCTTTCAGCGACGCCTAATTCTCTGTTGGAAAGTGCGCCCTTAAGTATCTGCGTCATTTCCAGACTCAGCTTGCTAAAAGCAGAAAGCAGATTTTGCTTGTTATTGATTGATGCGATATCAATCCCAAGGTCTTTTTCTGGGTCAAACCCAAAAAGTCGTCCTGTAGCAACTACGGCATTTTTGATTGCAAGTTCTGTCTGGCCACCTGGGCCGGTAAAATCATCGTCATCAACTCTGTCGTAAATATCTAAAATTTGGTTGATTGTCTCAACTTGTGCATTGAAATTGTTTGACTCCTTACGCAGTTCACCTAATTGAGCAACATCTGCTTCTGCCAGTTTTGTTCGGGCAGCAACTGATACTTTGTCATCGCCCAAGTTTACGTTGACGCCGCCACCTCCAGTTTTTACTCGTTTGTTGGTTGCGGTGTTGATTTGATAGTCTGCGGCCTCATCTGCTGTCAGCCCATATTTATCAATTTCAGCCGCTGTCAAATCTCTAAAATTATCAAGCGGCTTTGCTGGCGCACGCGGCTGAACCAACTGGCCAATGCTGGTTGATGTTTGCTGGGTTAGCGGGTTGGTCTGCGTGGTCTGTACGCCGGTGAATTCACCCAAGTTGACTAATTCAGATGATGTGGTTGGCGCAAACTGTGCTTGTCCAGCCAGTTGTGCAAACGCCGCTGGGTACGCTGCTGCATAAGCACGCTGACCAGCCGTCGCATCTTCCGGCAACATCCCCATGATTTGGTTTGTCATCGCGGTTTCACGCTCAACTTGTGCATCACCAGCCTTGCGCTGTAAATACGCGCCCACCAGTGCGCTAGACAGCCTGCCAAGCCCTTGCAGGGGCGTCCTGACCGGCGCAGTGCTTGCACCCTGCTGCATTAGCGCTTGGCCAAGGATGCGGCGTGGATCGGACTGGAAAGCCTGATTGAGCTGCTGAAACTGCATTGACGGGCGTGTGTTGCCCAGCCCAAGCATTTGCCTTACGTCTACCATATATAGCCCCTATGCCCCTAAATATGCTGCACCAAGATTGCCAGCCAAACCAAACAAGCCGCCAAGATTTGCTGAACGGTTCTGCATTGCCTGATTGAAGGCGTTCTGCTGTGCAGCCATCTGTGCGCCAAACGCGCCTTGTGTGTCTATTGTGCCAGGTGCAAAGAAGCTGCCCTGCTGTATTTGTGGGCCACCCAGCAACGCTGCCAGTTCGTTAAAGTTCTGACCGCGCAACGCTGTACGTTCTGCGATCTGGCGCTGGCGTGCCTGATTGGCAATCTGGTTGCTAAGTAGCTGGTCGGCCACTTGCTGCTGCCTGGCTGCATTAGCAAGCTGCGTGTTAGCAGCCGCTTGGCTAAATCCTTGGCCTTGTGCCGCCAGTCCGAACTCGCCAGCCGCCGCACGCTCACCAAACTGTTGCGCCCTGATGTTGCGTGCTTGATTGACCAGCCGGTCAGATTCTTGCCCAGCCGCCAATGTGGCCTGCTGCGCTAGGCGACTAAGCTGTTCACCCTGCTGTGTTTCCAGACGGTTCACAGCATCGTTGTAGCCCTGTGAGGTGATTGGAATGCCACGATCAGCCAGGTTCTGTTCAAGCGCCTCACGTTGCTGCGTAAACTCTGGCTGTAACAGCCCTAGCTGCCGATTGAACAGTGTTTGCTCTATGTTGGTGCGGAACGCCTCTGGATCGCTCTGTAGGGCCGTCAGACCGGCAGTATCAATGGCTGTAGGTAAAGGCGTGGTGGTGCTGATCTGGCTTTGAAATGCAGGCAGGCCAGTGGTCGGGTCAATGTCTTGTGCCTGTTGCACGCCAGCCAATGTCGGCGCTGTTCTAAAAGGATTTTCAAAGTCAGGATCATCAGCAAAGATTGGCGATCCATCAGCGTTCTGGCCTACGACTTGTCGGCCTGTCACACGGTTGAAAGCGAGATTGCCCAGCCCCAGCCCGGTGCCTTCAGTGGCCGCACGCATCTGCGCCTGAAATGGCGTTTCTTGTGTGAACGCTGCCGCTTGCCCATCTTCTGGCACTTGACCCTGCACAAACTGTCCACGATCACCGACAGAGCCAAACAGCAGATTGCCATAAGGCGTGAACTGCGTGATGCGGTTCGCGTTGGCCTGGGCGTTTATCAGTTCGTTTGGATTAGGAACTGGCGGTGGTGCTGGTGCTGATTTGCCCATTATACTAGACCTTTATCCATTTGCATTCGTCCTTCAACATTCCCCAAAGGATGCCATCATCTGCCCCATGCAGATGCCGCAGCCTGCCCTCTTGTGTGAAGCCAAGCTGCTTATTCATTTTCATTGCCTTTTCGTTGGCCTCACTGCATTGCACCAGCAGCCGGTGCGCCCCGACTTGCTTGAAGGGGTAGGCAAAGAGCGTGTGCAGGACAGACCGAGTAGCCCAGCGCCGGGAGGTTGCAGCTATTGACGCCTCGATCTGCCCTTCTCGTAAGTCATGGTAAATAGCAGCGCAGATGATCTGATCATCACGCTGCACGCCTATCGCTACGCTTGGACCAAACTGGTCAATGCCGATACGCTCTGCCGCCCATGATTTTAGATAATCGTCTGCACCGAATATCATCCGGTTCAATTCTGGCTGTCCTTTATCGCTTTAAGAACGTCAAAGACGTTAGGCGGCGGCGGTTGATCAGGCTGCCACTGACAAAGGTACTCGCGTGGCTTCCATTCACGCGGGTTCAGCGAGAAGAACAAGGTTTCTTGTACATTTTGCGAACCTCGATATACGCAAGCCTCTTGGGTCTTGTCGATCTTCATGCACTTGACCAGGCGGCACGTTGTCAGATCATTGGCCCAGTCGCTGGCTCTCGCTGTGTGTGCTTTTAATAACAAAACAAATGCTGTTAACACTGCAATCCCCACACCGACCAGCGCAGTCCAAGCGGCAATTTCTATAAACTTTTGCCTGCGCTCACGCTGGGCATAAAGAGTTTGCTGCCGCTGTTTCCTGATTTTTGCCTCAGTGGCGACCAGTTCATTCCATTTCGACATGCCCATTGTCAGGCCGATATACTGACGCAATTCATCCCGCTGTTGCTTGGCCTTCTGTTTGGCAGCGAAAATTTCTAACGCTTCTTGCTCAACGGTCTTTGCGGCAAACAGCTTTTTGAAAATCGGCGGGTTTTTGGCTTCACGCTCTGCTTGGTCAATATCTGACAGGCACGACATCCACTTTGACAAGCTGCCGATCATTGATTCAAGTTCTTGACCAGCAGAAATGGCGCGTTTCACTGCATTATAGGAGGCAGTGGCGGTTGCCATGAGCGTGACTATTTCCATCAATACAGCCTTTCGCCTGAACCCTCCCGTTGTTCTTTTGGCAAGCAATAAGCGGTGATTTTCTGCGTGCCAGCGCGGGTGTAACCATAGTTGCCATACACCTTGACGATGCGTGCGGCGTACCACTGGCAGTCCACCAGGCTGCGGAAAATCATTTTGTCTGAATGCAGTTTTTCGTTCTCGCCCAGTCCGATGTAGACCATCAGGACAAAGACTGTGATCACTGGCTTACGATAATGCCGATCAGTAAGACGATTGTCGTGCCAGCGCTGCCCACCATAATGGTTTCCAAGCGCTTGACCCTGCTGAGTAATTCAATAAAACGCTCGTGGCTCACGGCTGTCAGCGTGTCCAGTTCGGCCTTCACAGATGCGGCTGTGGGCTTAGACACTCTGCGCGTCCATCATCTCTTGATACGCTGTCTTTACACTATCGCTCCACACAGCGTTGCAGATGCCCTGCACCTCTGCGCTTTCGCCGCTGATGTCTGTGTCAGCCCAAGTGTCGCCTGACTTGGTGCTGCATTGCAGCGCATGACGGTGGAAGCTGCGACTAATCTCAACACCATCTTTCTTGATGACAGTTGCAGTGCGTACTTGCACAGCTTTGTAGTCACCAACTACCTCAATCTTGTCTTGTACTGTTTCTTCTGTAAGTGTTGCCATCTATTTTATCTCCTTTGGCTATGGACTGTCCGACCCTCACCTCTGGTGGGGTTATCACGTCATGTAAGTTACGTTAATTATGAAAACAGAATTGCTTGCAACATGGTCACTAAAGTTAGTGCCACCTGTACCGTTAAATTCCTCAATTCGACCGCCAGTAGAGTTATTGAAATAAATTACTTGGACCCCTTCACATGCTGCGGCTAAATTTTGTGAACGAATTGTTGCTGCAAAGTTTGATGACGAGTTAGTCGTAAAGGGCAACCCACCTAAATCAACGGCAAGATTTGAAGCACCCCCACTGACAGAATTTACGGAATAAGATATTTGACAATTAACTAATCTCCCAACTTTAGTATATAGACCTAAAACACTAGAAGTGCCTATTGAGCATGAACCCTCACCATCAATGGTCGGCGTGAACGTGCCAGTTTCCGCATCATCCAGCGTATTTGCCGCGGTCGAATTAGCAGCACCCGCACCAAGCACAACGCCGCCTGCAAGCGACAGAACACCGCCACTTACGTTATGAAAAGCTGCGCGTAAAGCGCCGGCATTATAAATATAAGCCGCTCCATCATTACGTTGAACAAAGCCAAAACCATTAGAATCTGTTGATGAATAAGTGTCGTTTCCAACCATGAAGGCAAAAGGGTTTTGGTCGTCAGCAGTAATCTTTGTAAGGATACTGTTTGAGGTGCCGCCGTCTTCTACTTCTAAGTTGGCCACAGGGGACGCGGTTGAGATGCCGACGTTGCCATCGCTTGCAATACGCATACGCTCTGCAGATGCAGTTTCAAATGTTAAAGGAACCGATGCGTTGTTCCTAATTCTGTTAATTGTTCCATCGTTTTCTATGAAGAAAGTATTAGCAGCGGCAGAGTCGACTATGGCAATTCCTTTAGAGTCTGCTGTCTGCTGCACGACTAAGGTACCATTAGCCCCAAAAGCAGTATTGTTGACAAGCAGCCCATCAGCCGTCGCCGTGCCGGTTACGTTGATGCCGGTGCTGGTGGTGGCGAGTTTTTCTGAGGCGTCAAAATACAATTTAGCTGCGCCATCAGCCAAAAAATCTGCCGCTGCTTCACCATTGTTGACCCTAATTTTAAAATCTTTGTTGGCGTTAAGAGCAATCAAATTTGTATCTGTTAATATGCTCCCCCTTTCTGTGAGTCCGCTACCTCCTGCAAAAAATTGCAATAAAGTCCCGTCACCTGTGTCCCTATAAATTTGAAGCGCACTGTTTGTTCCGGCCTGGTGTATTTCTAAAGGGTTTGCAGCGAGGGTCAAAAGGTTGCCATCAGACGCATCATGGTTGATTGAAAAATCTGATCCTGCGCCGAAAATAACTTTTGCACCATCTGGAAACAAAATATCATCAGTGCCGGTTGGCACACTGAACACCACAGCATCAGCGTCATTTTTCAGCGTGATATCACTGGTGCTACCCTGACCCGTCAGGATAAGACCCTCTGCCGCTGTATAGCCAATAGCAGCGTTGTCACCAGCCGATGTGTCGGCAGTTGCCTCTAAGGTGCCGCCAGTTATGACGCCTGTGGTGGTGATTGCGCTTGAACCGTTATCAATGCTGCCAAAACCGCTAGTGATGCTACCGCTGTTCAGTGCGCCAGTTGTGACGATGTTTGAACTGCCAGCAGCCGGTGCTGCACCAATGTCAGACAACACTTCTGACGTCGCTCTGCTTTCCAGCCCGTTTGCAGTGAACCTGGCATATTCATCGTCAGCCACCGAACTGCTGTCGATTTTGACGGCATTTGTATTGCTGATGCCGAATGTCAGGCTGGCTTGACCGCCGATATCAGACAGCACCTCTGAGGCGGACCGGCCTTCAATAGACGTGCCAGCCACGCGCAGGAAATCATCATCAGCCACGCCGCTGGTGAAGATCGGCACATTGTTGTTTGAAATGCCGGTAGACAGGGTGGCGGTGGTTGTGATCGCCGTGCCGTTCAGCGTCATAGCGTCAGCTTCAAGCGTGCCGTCAATGTCGGCATCGCCGCTGATGTCCAGTGATCCAGCATCCAACTCACCAGTCAGCGTCACGTTGCGGAAACTGGCAATGTCCTTGTTGCTGTCCACAATGACGGCCTTGGATGCCGCCACTGTGCCTGCTGTAACGCCGTCAATGGCCTCTAGTTCAGCCTCGTTGATGACAGCGCCTGACCCAAGTGTTAGGTCACCACCGACAGTCAGATTGCCTGCAACAGCCGTTGTGCTGTCTGCG